TTTATTTATTTTGACAACATCTTTTAATGGAAACTTTCTAATGTATTCCTCAACAAAAACACCATCAGCTTGCATATTAGTTACATCCAATCTCATCTGTTGTGCGTATTCTCTTTTAACCATAAAATTACCAACATCAATTTTACCCACTTTGGGTTGACAATCAATTGGGTTATATTGAAAATCTGTCCAATTGTGTACCATGTTACAAAATACAAAATGTGAGTTGGGTGTTCCTAATGCCGCATCAATCATGTTGTCCACAAAAACAGGTGTATAATAATTGTCTTCACCCGTCATTATAACCCAATCTTCGGTTGCATGCTCAAGACCGTAATTTCTTGGAGTGTGACCCCAATCATTATATCGTTTTGGTAATATTGTAAACTTTATTCTGTCGTCATCCTTATAAAAATCCATAATCTTGTCTAATGTACCTTCAGGTGGACAATCAGCAACAACATGTATTTTCCATTTTTTACTACGTTGTGCCCTAATCGAACTAATGATACACATTAAGTGATCCGTTCTTTCATAAGTGGGTATTATAAATTCTATTTTCATAAAACTATTTTTTCCAAAAATTATAAATTCCTTTTTCTAATTCGTAACTACTCCAAACAAATCTTTCTCTATTTGGTTGTTTTTTTGCCCATTCCCACATTAATTTTAATCCATCGTATAAAGGATTAATAATTTCTTTAGAACATTCAGGTAATTGAGATGATTTCCATAGACCTTCTAAACAATCATCCACAAAACTAAAAGATCGTTTTTGTTCACCATTACCGAAAATTGTCATAGGTTGATTATTCATATATTGATACATCCAAATACCTAAAACATTTCTGTATTTATCCCAAATATTTTGTTTGATTCCGTATACATTATGTGGTCTGATTATACACCAATCTAATCCATGTTGTTCACCTGCTACTTTAATATCCATTTCACATGCATATTTTGCGATACCATATGGATCAATTGGGCATGGTATTTGTGATTCATCAAACACATCACCATTACCATGACCATAAACTGCCATAGTTGATGTGAAGATCAATCTTTTTACATCATGTTTTATACATTCGTTAATAATCCTCGCAGTTGCAACTAAATTATTTTGATAGTTATAACTTCTTATGAATGGTGAAAGAGCTTCGGCGGCATAAGCGGCAAAATGGTAAACGTAATCAAATTTATGTACCTCAAAACAATTTTCAATTGGATGAGAAACTAAATTCATTTGCCAAAACTCAACTTTAGGATTTATATTTTCACGATATCCACCGCTTAAATCATCCATACCAACGATATGTACTTCAGGATGATTTTCAATAATCCAATCCGCAAGTCTTGATCCTATTAACCCCGCCACTCCTGTAATTAATATCTTCATAATGTATTATAATAATTGTTTTGTCTCTCTTGTTTTTCTATTGTTTTATGGTGATATATGAAATAAATTTCATCATCAGTTGGTAAAAGAGAGTACATCCTACCACTTGTGATTCTTTCGTGTACTTTACCAAACCATTGTAGACCTTTTTTATAAATTCTACCTTGAAAATCTGGAAAATTTATCCAACCTAGAAATCATTATTAAAGCTAAAACCTCTATATGTTTGTACGTTTGGTAGTTTATTATAATCTAATAAGAATTTTAAAACATCCTCATTACCATTTTTTTCATCAAATAAAATCACTATCTCATCCTCTACTCTTTTGTTTTCTAACAAAAATGGTAAAAGTTTTTTTATTTCTGTTAACTCGTTACATACTGTTATAGCAAAACTTATTTTCATATTGTTTCTCTTGCAAAAATTTTAAATACTCTGTCATTATCGGTAAATGTGATATTTCCATTAGGTGTTGGTGATATTTGAATTCTTAACTCATTTGGACCCGTACCAAAAACTATTGGTTCATTATCATTAAATTGAAAACAAAACTCAACATTGTTTTGAAATACGGGAGGATTGAATGTTAAAACCATTCTTTCCTGTTCACCTCTTAAAAATTTGAAATCAGACATTAACTTATTTTTTTTAATTGTGGTAGTACTAATTTTTTCTCTGTTGGTTTAATTATATAATTTTTTAAGATAGATTCAAACTTTTCCTTCATTTTTTCTGAAGAAAAATTCTCCATGTTGTCATTCTTTAAACTTTTTGATTTTTCTGTAAATTCGTCATATTTTTCATAAACTAATTTCATAACCGCAATAAATTCATCATAGTTTGCAGTAAACCACTTTGAACCATTAATTATAAACTTGTCTTGCGAACTTTGATGGACATCAGTTAAATTACCACCAATTAATACTGCTTTATCTATTGGTAAAAAGTCTTTATGTCCTGACCAATTAGAAGCGAGAATGGGTTTACCTGTCATAGAAAACTCTAATAATGGTCTACCAAAACCTTCACCCTTAGTAATTGACACCATAGATTTTACTTTAGGATGATTGTATAATTCATTCATCTCACTATCACTCAGTTCCCCAAAAAGTAAATAAATTGACGGTGGATTTTCTATTCCTTTAACAATAGTTTCAATTTTTTTTCTAAAGTTTTCTCTTTCTTTAATTGAAAAAACCGCTGAAGATGTTTTTAATATCAATGCTGGTTGAGACTCTTGATTTTTAAAGGCTTCTGCAAAACATTTTATAGTCATCCCAACATCTTTTCTATCTTGACCCATGTCACCCTTCAACCAATGACCAACAAATAAAAATGCAAAATCTTCTTTTATCTCCAAATCGATACCCGAATATTTGTCATTATATATTTCAGTGTTTACACCTTCAAATAAAATTTCAACAGGTTTAGTTATCTTATGTTGTTTAACTAATTTTTCAGTATTTTTTTCTACTTCATTATAAACAGAAGACAAAAGAACATCTCTTGAAAATACTGACGTTGTTATTACTAAATCCATAAGATTACAACCGTCTATCCATTCTTTAGGTGCAACGGTTGTTTGAATATAAACATCTGGTTGTTGAGATATATTAGTAACAATTCTCGATTCTATCCATTGATGAAAATTATTATCTTTATTTAGTGCGGTCATTGGAGTTCCTCCCCACCCACAACTATCAATAATGATATCAAAAAAATCCATTTTATAAAGAGATTCTAATACATCTCTTGCGTGTGATCCATATCCACTTCTTGATTTAACAGGTCCCCTAAATAATAATAAGTGTTTTTTCATACTATTTTGTACAACTCATATTTTCTTTTTGGTGTGTAGTTTTTTGATGTCGTTTCAATTCCATCAATCATACTTTCACACATTATTTTATTTGTTAAGTTTTTTAACATAAATTCTCTACCGAGTACTCCCCTACGTTTTCTTTCTTCTCGTGACCAATTATAAACTTTCATGATAGCGTCCGCAACATCATAATCATTAACTCTGTCATCAAAAATGTATGGTGTTGCGGGTGAACCATTTATGTTATGTGCTGAAGACCATACAGGTACCACCCATTCACCATAGTTTAAATGTCCCCATTTTGTTTTGTCGTGTAAAGTTCCAAATTTAACATAATCATCCGCAGAAAATTCTTTACCGTTTTCATTTATATAAATTATTCAAGACATCTGGTTCAACTTTCATGTTGGTAAACTTCACATTATACTCTGGACACAAATCATTAACAACAGCATTTAAATCTGTACCGTTTGTATCCACTGGTGAAGTATGCATTAAAAGTAAACAACGATCGGATTTTTCTTTTGGGAGTTTATCACAAAATAATTTGAATGAATAAATCACATCCGCAGGTAATTTTCTTCTGATATTTCTATTATTATAAAATAGAATAAAATCGAATTCCCTTTCACCAAAAATAATATCTTTTACTTTTTTATTTTCATCCGTAGAAGTTGGTTGAAAAACATTTGAGTTGATACCATGAGGAACATATGATATTTGCCAATCTTCTAATGGTTTATATGTTATATGATCTTTTAATTTACCAACTCTATTAACTATTCCATATGTTTGTTTAGATATACAACCAATCCAATCACAACTTTCGTAGTAATCACGATTATATTTTGGATCAGGTAGATCATCCCATATGTGATAATATAGTACAGGTACCTCTTGTCTTATTTCATGTTCGTTATCATATAACCATTGCCAATAATGTGGATCGGTAAAATGTAAGATAGCATCTGGTTTTTCCTGTTTGATTAATCTTCTCAACATAAGAATATCACCATATCCATTATATGGTATGATTTTAACATCGGCATCTTGAACCCCTGTTCGCTCTCTGATGTCTTTATTTAAATCGACAATTTTACCATTTTCAGGATGATTAATTGCAGCACCCAATTGAACCCAATCGTACTTGTGTACAGTTCCTAAAACAATTTCTTTAGATACTGTTGCAACACCTGAAGTCATTCTCAAATCATCAGATAATAGTAATATTTTTTTTTTCATTAATTAAAACTTTGAACCACTTGACGCAAGTCCGTTATGATTTGAAATCATTTCTCTGAATTTCTCATCCTTATTGAATAAATCTAAAGATCTGTTTACAAGTTTTTGTAAGTTGATCGACCCATCTAAAGACGTAATTTTAAATTTTTTGTAAACATCCTCAAGGATATTAACACTCGTTAATTTAGTTTCTGCTTTCATATTAGTATATATATTTTTATATATTATAACCGTCAAAAAAATTCACCAAAAGGTGAATTTTAATTTTTATTGTGACTGTTCGTTATTTTGTTCCTCTTCGACTGTTTTTAATTTCTCCATGATCATATCAACAATCTGAGTGTCATTAGATGATTGTTGAGTTTCATTTTGTAATTGCACTTGATTTACATTTACTGTAGGAACTGTAGTCTGTGATTTGTTTTTTTTACATCCGCAACCCATAATAATTTTTTTATAAATATTTTGTTTATTACTTTTTATTCGGTATATTTTAAATATAAAAAAATAAGCAACAAAAATCAATAGTAATAAATGAAAATTGGGGTTGGTGGTTGTTCACATTCGTCTTCAGGTTATGGTAAACCTTGGCATTTTTATATGGGAAACAAATTTGATGCCAAAATAGTTATATCCTCATCATCCGGTCAAGCCAATGAAATAAACATTGAAAAGGTCAAATACATATTTGAAAAGAATCCTGATTTAGATTATTTCGTACTCCAATTAACTGAACCAAGTAGATTTCTTTTACCATTAAGAGAAGACAAGAAAGAAGATCTTATATTTTTAGAAAGTCCTGATACCTTTAATGGTATGAAATTTTATAGTGCAAAGTATAATCAAAATGATCAGATCATTAGAAAATTAACAAAGATTGATGTAAAATTTAATGATTTTTTTAAAAATCATGTATACACATCGGATTTTAATGTGAAATATAAATTAATACATACGATGATGTCCATACAACATTTATCTGATCACTATAATAAAAAAATGATATTTTTTAGTTGGTTTGTAGATGTGAAAAAAATTGCACACTCCATAGGATATGAATCGATAATAAATAAAATGAATGTACATTCATTAAAGAAAATAATGTTCAAAGTTTACCAAACGATTCACATTATGGATCAGAATCACACGAAATGATTTTTAATCAGTACATATACCCACAAATAAAAGATATTATAAAACAATAAGAATGGATAACAATTTTAATTTAGTAAAAAGCGTTTATAAAAGTAATTTTGAAACTATTAGAAATATAATGGATTTGTATGGTATAGAACAATTTGATTTAGACTGTACATATTCCAAAGGGAACTTTTGGAAAAACTTACCTCATCCAAAACATAAGTCGGATATCTATCCCATTAATGATACTGTTATAAATGCGAGTTCAGAAAATCTACCATTTGAAGATAACTCCATGAAAAGTATTATGTACGATCCACCATTTGTAATTGTTGGGAGTGGTAAAGGACACAGAAATAGTAAAGAAGGAAGTTCTATAATTGCAAAGAGATTTGAGGGATATGGAACATTTGAAGAACTTAAATCAAACTATTATAATTCACTTAAAGAATTATTTCGTATAACCGATAAGGGTGGTTTTGTGGTCATGAAATGCCAAGACACGGTTTCTGGTGGGAAACAACATTTTAGTCATGTTATGGTTATGAACATGGCATATTCAATAGGGTTTTACCCCAGAGATATGTTTGTTTTGACATCCAACATAAGATTAAACGCTTTCAACGGAACTAAGTGGACTAAACAATATCACGCAAGAAAATATCACTCTTATTTTTGGGTATTCGAAAAAGTAAAACCTAAAGTTACTTATGATTTTATACCACAGGGTTCTGTGGTGTACCAAGATACATATTCACTCGATCCCCAACCTTAAATTTAGAGCAAGTACCACCAGGAAATTCTAATACATGATCTCCTATACCGGTATACCTTGGGGGATTTAACTGATGTGGATCGGCTGGAGGACAATTATGATGTATTTTACTTATTCTGTTATTCAATATAAAGACAATATCTAATGGGATTAAACAGTTCTTCATCCAAAATGAATGATGTCCCTTACCCATTTTAAAGACCATACAACCATCCAAAGAATCTTTTCCCATCATTCCCCTTCTGATTGATTCATCGTCTTGTAGATACTCCGCATTAAATAATTTATCACCAATTCTAACTGACATATCTATAACTATTTTGAAATATCAAAGTTTTTGTTTATTTTATAAAAAATGTCGATATGGATCTAATTGAAAGTATAAAAGAAGCTAAAAATAAATTTAATAATAAAAACGTAGTTGATGAAAACCTTCCTTTTTTACATTATACCGTAGAATGTTTTAACAAATGTTCACCTTCTTCATACGGATCTAAAATTCAAAGTAGAATAAAACGAGATTATAAATTTGAAAATTTAACAACATCAACAAATCAGGGAGACTGTGTAATAACCACAGATAGTTTAATAGAAAAATTTCCTTGTTTAAAGGTTGGGGATCGATTTGAATTGAAATCAAGTTACCTATACAAAGGACCATATAATGATTCGTACAATTTTATGCAATTAAGACCATACCAAGATTTTGAATATTATATGTTTTTGGCAATAGATATTGATTATAATGAAAATGAAGTTAATCATGAATGGTATATTTTAAATAAATCAGATGTTAACCCTGATAATTTTAAATTATATATTTCACATGGTACAGAAGAAACTATAAAAGAAAATAAAAATGTCGAATGGAAATTACACATTGTAAAAAATTCAATTTATCATGACAGGTTAAAAGAATTTAATTTATTATAATATGGAAAATATTTTTGGTGGAATGATAGAATTCCAAAATGAAGAGGAGTTTGAAAGTTTTGTAAGTGAAATTAATCAAGAAAATGCATTCAAGATAATTGAGAAGGCAATTGAGTACGCATACTTAAACAATATGTTTACGGTACAAGAAACATATGTAATATACAAATCACTTA